GGACGTCCGCCACCGCCGAGGCGAACACGGACACGGCCCTCATCGTCACCACGAGCATCGCTCGAGTGGTGGGCACCCAGACGAACCCGACCGCTTCCACCTACCAGTCGATTGCCACGGTCACCGCCGACTCGACGGAGACCTGGCAGGAGCACGGGATTTTTAACGCCTCGACCTCGGTGACGCTGATGGACCGCTCGCTGATCTCGCCCACCGTGGCCGTCGTGAACCTGGACACGGTCCAGTTCACCTATGTCTTGACTTTGAACGCAGAAGCGTAGCCAGTCATGTATAATGTGAGGTATCACCGAGGGAGGGTGACGCCTCATGCCAGCCAAGGTTCCGAATGTTGCCTGGAAGTGCGAGCACTGTGGTAAGCGCGTTTGGCTCAAGCCAGCAGCCGCCAAGACGAGACGGTATTGCTCACGTGAGTGCCTGTATGCCGGACAGCGGGTGGAGCACCCGGTCCGGGAGAAGCAGGGCCAGCGCCTCGCCCGCTACGGCGAGCGCCAGTGCGCCATGTGCGGGACAACCTTCGAGGCCAAGCACCAGTCGCAACTGTTCTGCGGTCAGGAGTGCTCCGTCAAGAACGCTCAGGCCAAGCGCCGGAAAGAGCAGCCCGCCTCGCGGCCTTGCGAAGTCTGCGGCGCGGTCTTCACGCCCCGGCAGGGATCAGCGGGACGCTTCTGCTCTCGGAAGTGCTCGTTCGCGGGCCAGAAGGGTACTGCGTCGCCGCTGTGGCGCGGTGGCCGCTACACCAAGCCGGATGGGTACGTGATGGTCTCGGTTCTCGATCACCCCTACGCCCAGAAGCACCACGGCTACGTGCCAGAGCACCGCCTGGTGATGGAGAAGCGGCTGGGTCGCTTCCTGGAGCCGCACGAAACCGTCCACCACGTCAACGGTGTGCGGGACGACAACCGAGACGAGAACCTGCAACTCCGAAGCGGACGCCACGGCAAGGGCGCGGCCTACCGCTGCCTCGACTGCGGCTCCCACAACGTCGTCGCCGTCCACCTGGAAGAGGAGACGGAATGACCCACGTCTGCGTCCTCTCGTACACCGAGGCGGCCTTGGACGCGGAGCGCCGGCTGCGGAAGGGCGACCGCCAACTCTACTGCGGCGAGTGCGCGAGGTGGCGCTGGCCGGAGGAGTGCGCCCACGAGGGGCGGCTGACCGAACTCCAGTTCAAGGCGTGGACGGCCCGTATCGCCCGAGAGGTCGAGCAGCAGTATCCCAGCCAGGAAGACCGCTACCGGCAGGCGGCGCGCCGCCGAGCGAAGGAGTGAGTGCCATGCCTAAGGTGAAGATCCTCAAAGACCTGTCGCACCCGGACTACGGGTTCCTCGAGCCGGGCGAGGTGGTGATCGTGTCCCGCGACTACGTGCGGGACTACGAGGCCCTCGGCTTCGCGGAGGAGGTGGACGAGGGTGAGGTGTCCCGCGCGGTGGGCAGCCCCCCCGTGCTGGAGATGCCCGCGGCGATGGCGAAGCGCAAGGCGAAGGCCGCCGAGCAGGAGTAGGCCCGTGGGCATCGCCTCCTACGACGTGGGGGACCGCGTCCGCCTCGGCAACCACAGCAGCAACACCTCCACCACCGCGATCCTGGACGCGGACGGCGCCCCCGTGGACCCGGCCCAGGTCTCGCTGCTCGTGCGCGAGCCGGACGGCACCACCACGACGTACACGCAGGCCGGCCCCGACGTCCTCGCCAAGGAGAGCACCGGAAGGTACTACGTGGACGTCACCCTCGACGCGGCCGGGCTGTGGGCCTACGCCCTCGTGGGGGCGGGGACGGCCGTCTTCCGCGAGGAGGCGCAGCTCCACGCCCGGCAGTCGGTGACGGCGTGAGCGCCCTGCCGGTTTCCGAAAACTTCCGGCCATTCGCTTGGACGAAGGCCAAGGCGGAGGCGGCGATCCTTCTGGCCGAGGACGCGCTGCCTGACGTGGAGATCGCCAAGCGGGCGGAAGTCTCGGACCGGCAACTGCGGACGTGGAAGCAGCACCCCGACTTCCGCTCACGGGTGGAGCAGCACGTCGCCGAACTCGAGGCGGCCATGCTGCGCTACGAGATCGCCAAGCGGCGGCGGCGGGTGGCGGCGCTGGACGACCGCTGGCACCGGATGCTGCGGGTGATCGAGGCGCGGGCGGAGGCGATGGCCGACGACGCGCCCGGTACGGACACCGGCCTGCTGGTGAAACAGATCAAGGTGGTGGGGACGGGGAAGACGCAGCAGACCATCGAGGAGTACGCCGTCGACACCGGCCTGCTGAAAGAACTGCGGGCGCACGAGGAGCAGGCGGCGAAGGAGCTGGGCCAGTCGGTGACCCGGCAGGAATTGACCGGCTTCGGCGGCGGCCCGATCGAGGTAGAACACCGTGGTGGCCTCACTGACCGAGAGCGAGCTGAGCGGCTTGCTGCCTTCTTTGACCTCGTCCGAGCGCGCGTGTCTGGCGACGCTGGAGGGGGACAGCCCGTGGCAGCCCTTGCTGGGGCCGCAGATGCGGGCCTACCTGAGCGAGGCGGATGAGACCTACTACGGCGGGGCCGCGGGCGGCGGGAAGACCGACCTGCTCATCGGGCTGGCGACCACGGCGCACCGGCGCAGCGTCATCTTCCGCCGGGAGTACCGGCAGTTGAGGGCGATCATCGACCGCTCGCGCGACGTCATCGGCGGCGCAGGGACGTACAACGCTAACGACCAGGTCTGGCGCCTCAAGAGCGGCCGCCTCTTGGAGTTCGGCGCCGTCCAGTACGCCGCCGACGTCTCCGGGTATCAGGGCCGTCCGCACGACCTCAAGGGGTTCGACGAACTGCCCAACTTCCTGGAGAGCCAGTACCGCTTCCTCATCGGCTGGAACCGGACGACCATCCCGGGGCAGCGGTGCCGCGTGGTCGGCGCCGGCAACCCGCCCACCAACGCCGAGGGCGAGTGGGTCATCCGGTACTGGGCGCCGTGGCTCGACCCGCAGCACGCGCACCCCGCCGCGCCCGGGGAGTTGCGCTGGTTCGCCGTGCTCGACGGCGAGGACGTGGAGCGGGAGGATGGGACGCCCTTCGAGTGGAAGGGCGAGACGATCTACCCTCGCAGCCGCACGTTCATCCCCGCCCGGTTGAGCGACAACCCCTTCCTGCTTCGGACGGGCTACATGAGCACCTTGCAGGGGCTCCCCGAGCCGCTGCGCTCGCAGATGCTCTACGGCGACTTCTCCGTGGGGTTGGACGACGACCCCTGGCAGGTGATCCCCACGGCGTGGGTGCGGGCGGCGCAGGCGCGGTGGACCCCCGCGCCGCCGGCCGGGCCGATGGACGCCGTGGGCGTAGACGTGGCCCGGGGCGGCGCCGACCAGACCGTGCTCGCCCGCCGCTATGGGACGTGGTTCGCCCCGCTGGAGAAGCACCCCGGTAAGTCGACGCCGGACGGGCAGGCGGTGGCGGGTCTGGCGTTGCAGGCGCTTGTTGCCGGCGGATGGGCGAACGTGGACGTGATCGGCGTCGGCGCCTCCGTCTACGACCTGTTGGTGCAGCAGGGGGCCAAGGCGGTAGCCGTCAACTTCGCGCAGGCCAGCGACCAGCGCGACCGCTCTGGTCTGCTGCGGATGACCAATATGCGGGCGTGGGCGTACTGGTCGCTCCGCGAGGCCCTTGACCCGGAGAAGGGCGACGACCTTGCCTTGCCCCCCGACAGCGGCCTTCTCGCTGACCTGTGCGCGGCTAAATGGCAGATCCGGGCCAACGGCGTCCAGGTCGAGGCCAAGGAGGACATCGTGAAGCGGCTCGGGCGCTCTCCCGACTCCGGCGATGCGGTGGCCTTGGCCCACCTCGCCGTTGCCAGACAGTGGGTGTTCTGAGATGGCGACCAACCCGTTCCGCGCCGTGCGCGACTTCCTCACCGGCGAAGACCTCAAGGTGCGCCCGCCCGCCGCCCTGCCGGACCCCTCGGAGCCGGAGGTGAAGTCGGCGCTCTACGCCTTCACCACCGAGAACTACGACAGCACCTACGTCGGCCCCGTCCTCTCGGCGGCGCTGGGCGGGCAGCGTCTCGACTGGAACAGCGCGGTCTACGCCTGCATCAAGGCCATCTGCGACTCGTTCCAGGAGGCGCCGCTGCGGGTGTTCCGCATCGCGCGGGACGGCTCGGAGGAGTTCGAGAACGGCCACCCCTTGATGGCCCTCCTGGACGACCCGCACCCCGCGCTCTCGCAGCCCGAGGTGAACTGGTGGCTGGAGTACGCCAAACAGGTCCACGGCAACGCCTACTTAAGGAAGATCCGCTCGAGCGCCGGCATCGTGGTGGAGCTGTGGCCGATCTCCCCCACCAAGCTGTGGCCCGTGACCACCACGGCGGACGCCAAGGCGGGGGTGTTCATCTCGTACTACCGGATGGACGTGGGGGACGGGAAGTTCGAGGACGTGCCGGTGGACGACATCCTCCACTTCCGCATGGGGGTGGACGACCGCGACCACCGCCTCGGGCTCTCGCCCCTGCGCCACCTGACGCGGGAGGTCAGCAGCGACGAGGAGGCCACCAAGTTCTCCGACGCCCTGCTGAAGAACTACGCGGTGCCCGGGCTGGCGGTGACCATCCCGCCGGGGCCGTCCCCCACGCAGGAGCAGGTCGAGCAGATCCGGGCGAGGCTACGCGCGGAGTACGGCGGGGAGGGGCGGGGGCAGATCGCGGTGGTGGCGAACGGCGCCACCTTGCAGCCCATCGGCTTCTCCCCCCAGCAGCTCGACCTCAAGGCGGCGCACGAGTTCCCCGAGAGCCGGATCGCCGCCGTGTTCGGCACCCCGGCGATGGTGGTGGGGCTGGGCATCGGCCTCCAACGCTCGACGTTCTCCAACTACAAGGAGGCGCGCGAGGCCCTCTTCGAGCAGACCATCGTGCCCCTGTGGCGGGCGGACGCTGCCACCTTCCGGAAGCAGTTGCTGGTCCCGGACTTCAAGGGCACGCCGGACGTCCGCCTGAAGTACGACCTCAACGAGGTGCGGGCGCTCCAGGAGGACCAGAACCAGATTTACGCCCGCCTGACCGAAGCGGTGAAGGCCAAGTGGCTCAAGCGGAACGAGGCCCGCGCGGAGGTGGGCTTCGACCCCATCGACGGGTGGGACGACGAGGACGAGCAGTCCGCCCTGGACGCCGCCGAGGGGATGCTGGCCCTCCAGCCGCCGCCCGACGAAGAGGACGAGGACGAGGGGAGCGGGCAGGGCGCGCCCCCGCCGCGCAGCCGGCAGGAGGCGCGGATGCGGCGGGTGCTGGCGCAGCGCAAGGCGATGGCGCTGGCGGCCATCCCGGGGATGCTGGACGCGCTGCACGACCTCGCCACCCCGGCGCTGGAGGCCGACCTGGACGCCTACTTCGCGGGGCAGCGGGAGCGGGTGAACGGGAAGCTGGGGCGTGGCGGCGCTTAACGACGTCTACTCGGCGGAGGAGGAGCAGGCCCTCCTGGCCCGCATCATCTTCCCCCGCTACGAGCGGATGCTGACGGCCGTCCACCAGATGGTCGCCTCCAACTTCCCGGAGCTGTCGCCCGAGGAGTTCCGCCTGGACGACGCCGCCACGCGCAAGATGCTGGCGAAGGCGGGGGAGCGGGTGATGCTGATCGACGGGGCCACCCGGCGGGCGCTCCAGGAGGTGCTCCAGTTGGGACAGGTGCGCGGGTACTCGGACCGGCAGATCGCGGACGGCGTGCCCGAGGACGGGTACGGCGGGGTGGAGGGGCTCTACCTGAACACCTGGAAGAGCCGGCCGGAGACCATCGCCCGCACCGAACTCAGCGAGGCGATGGTCCAAGCCAGCCTCGACCGCTACGAAGCCACCGGGTTAGTCCACGAGGTCGAGATCATCGAGCACAGAGACACCGATGATGCCTGCGCCGCTCGCAATGGCAAGGTGGTGCCGCTCGCGACTCGGCCCGGCCTCCTGCACCCGAACTGTAGGGCTAGCTTAGTGCCTGTGGTTCGGACGGAGGCAGCGCCATGACGGTCATCAGCACCGCTCGGGCGCAGTCGGAGGCAGACATCTTGATTATCCGTTCGCTGAGCCGGAGCACGCGCCACCCGCGATTGGTCAAGAAGGCGTCCTTGCTGTGATCGAGCCGCTGCTGCTTGGGCAGGGAGTGCCAGTAGGTGCCGTCGCACTCCACCACCAGCATCACGTCCCGGAAGGCGAAGTCGACCTGATAGGGGCCGATCTGTGCGTGAGCCTCCGGGTGCAGACCCAGGCAGCGTATGGCCTCGGCCATGCTGGTCTCCAGGCTGCTTGTTCGGGGGTGCGCCATCCGGGCGAGCGCCGAAGCGCAGCGGCGGGAGCAGGCCCGGAAGCGCGCGACCAACGAAGGCTTAACCTCCCGCTCTGCACCGCAGACCTCGCACCGCATCAGGGTCTTGGGCTTCCAGAGCGGGTGCGCTTCCCCCTGACGGGTCAGGGCCGCGTGTCTCTTCGCGCAGATGCGGGAGCAGAGGTAGCTCTTGCTGTCGCGCTTGAGTTCATAGACGCGGCCGCAGAAGGCGCACGTCCGGGGGATCGGGTACTTCGAGGGCTTGGCCGTGGCGGCGTTCGCGCAAGGGCGCGAACAGTAGCGCCGGTCGGGTCCGTAGTGGGGAAAGAATGGCTGTCCGCACTGGTGGCAGACGAGCAGCGTGCTACGATTGCGGGGCATTCGGTACCTCCAGTACCAGTGCCAAGCCCCCGGCTGTTGCAAGCAGCGCGGGGGCGTTTCTGTGCCTCAATTATACCTGGTAGCGGGGTGGTTGAGTGACCGCTACCGCCCTCGCCCCCCGGCTCCTGCGGCCGGACGGGTTGCCCTTCGACTTCGACCCGGACGTGGACGCGCCCCTCGAGGGGCCGTCGGTGCTGGCGTTCGTGGGGCCGTCCTCCCCCGCCTGCAACATGTGGCGGGTGTGGCAGCCCTTCTCCAGCCTCCAGGTGCGGGGCTACCGGGCGGAGTGGGCCTGGCTCACCGACGCCCGCTCGGCCGACCACATGCCGTTCTACGACGCCTTCGTCTTCTGCCGCTCCATGTGGGAGCGCAAGGACTGGGCCGGCGCCAAGGGGTGGCTGGCCCGCCTGCGCCGGGGCGGGAAGAAGATCTTCTACGAGGCGGACGACGACCTGTTCTCCGAGTTCATGGTCGACCAGCAGATCAAGGGCATCGCCTCCGAGTCCACGCGGGAGCGGCTCCGGGAGGAGGCGGCGTGCCAGCGGTGGGCCATGCAGCAGTGCGACGGCGTGACCGTCTCGACGCAGCGCCTCGCCACCACGGTGCGGGCGTTGACGGACAAGCCGGTGGCGGTGGTGCCCAACGCCATCGACGCCGAGTGGTTCACGGCGGTGCAGCGGCTGGCGACCCGCACGGTGCCGGGGCTGACCATCGGGTGGGCGGGCGGCCACCGGCCGGACACGGACGTGGGGGCGATGGCGGTCGCGTGGGGGCGGATCGCCAAGCGGTACCCGCACGTGACGTTCGTGCTCATGGGTTACCAGTCCGACGCCGTCTGGTCCCGCGTGCCCCACGGGCGGATCAAGGCCGTCCCCTGGATGCACCAGTCGGAGTACCCGATGGGGCTCGTCGACGTGGACATCGGGTGCTGCCCGTTGGAGGACAAGCCCTTCAACCGCAACAAGACGCCCATCAAGGCGTGGGAGTACGCCCTCTCCGGGGCGGCGGTGGTGGCCTCGCCCACGGTCTACCGGCAGGTCATCGACGGCGGGCGGACGGGGTTCCTGGCCGAGGACGCCGACCAGTGGGAGGAGGCCCTCTCCGTCCTGATCCGGGACGCGGGCGTCCGGCAGCGCATGGCCGCCGCGCTCAAGGCGGACGTGCTGAGCAAGTGGTCGCTCCGCAAGAACTTCCGACGCTGGCCCGATGCGTGGCTGAAGCTCTGGACGGCCGCGGCGTAGGCGCTATACTGCCTTCAGTTAAATAAGCGGCGGCCGACGACCGGCGCCGGTACGGACCCTTCGGGGTTCGGCCGGCGCTTTTTTGTTGGTCCGCCGCCCCCGCAGGGGAGGGACGGTTCCGGTGGATCTCGCGTTCGGCGCCCCGCTCCGCATCACCGAGGTGAAGGCCGCGGGGGATGCGTGGGAGGTGTCCGGCTACGCCTCCACCTACGACCGCGACCTGGGGGACGACGTGGTCGTCCCCGGCGCCTTCCAGAAGTCGCTCACCGCCGGGCGGCCCGTCCGCTTCCTCTACTCCCACGACCCGAGCCAGGTGCTGGGGACGGTGCAGGAGCTGAAGGAGGACGAGCGCGGGCTGTTCGGGCGCTTCAAGATCAGCCAGACCGCGCTCGGCAAGGACGTCCACACCCTGTTGAAGGACGGGGCGCTAGACAGTTTCTCCATCGGCTACCTGCCTTCCGAGTTCGAGCACGACCGCAAGGCGGGGGTGCGGAAGCTGACCGAGGTGGAGCTGCTCGAGGTGAGTTC